GTGTTTCCTTGACAATCTTCTCTATTGGTGTAAGTGGAATGTATCGTACTACAAAGCGAAACCTACGTAGAGTGGCGATAAAGAAATTGTAAAATGCATACAAATACTTTGCATTTTGTACTGCCCATATGCGTTTACGATATTTAAGTGGAAATTTCATCTTCTACTTATAGTTTTACGTACTCTTGCAACTCCTCGTATCCACCTATATGATGGCCTGTGGATGATACGTATATCTGTGGAACTGTCTTGAGGCCTGTCTTTTCCTTGAACTCTTTCTTTTTATCTGGTGTATCCAGTATGATGTTTAGATACTCAATATTATAGTTATTCAATAATTTCTTTGCTGATGTGCAAAAAACGCAGTTATTCGTGGTGTACATTGTAAACATATTAGTGTAGTACCTTGTTTCCTTGGTGTTGAAACTGACCTCGTTCCATCTGTTGGCGTCTTACCTCTGGTACTGAATCTTTAACAACATCAAGTAAATGGTGCATATCCTCTACACTCAACTGACTCAGATACATCTCTAGAGTGGCTTTCATGAGAACTCCACCCATCATCAAAGGGTCTTTATACTTCTTATGCTGGTCAGTCAACCAATCAGAAAACTCTGTAGAGAAACATTCAATTCTATCTTGTATTTCATCATCATCAACCATTTTATTGCCTCATCATCTTATAATCTATCTCTGTGTTATACTCTTTCTTATGTCCACAATGAGGACACCACATAGCCTTTGGTTGCCAGTTATCTGTTTCCATTGCGATACTCCACCATAGTTTACATTGATCACAGGTGTAATGATATAGATACTCTATACAGGTCATGCGTCTTCTCCTTGTTGTAGAATGTCTCCTTTGTGACAGATAGCAGTGTGTGCTTCATACTGTATCTTGATTTGTGGTAAAATTCTTTCGCACTCAGCGATGCTCTTTACATTATATATTTCTTTTACATCCAGTGTTATATCATACCCAGAAAGCCATAGTGTTATTAGAATCGTTATCATACTTTCCACCCCTCTCCAAAGTCTGTCTTATCGAATACCGCACTTGTAAACGTATCCTCAGTGTCCTCAGACTGTCCACTGTCAACTATGTTCTGTTGATCCATCTTAACGTCAAAGAGTCGCATCTTTGCACGATCTATTCCAACAACGAACCTCTTGTTACTCGTTGGGTCATTGTACCTGTTCTTGAGTTGCTTGACTGCGATTTGATTGAGTTCATCGAGCTCCTCGTTACTAATGAGTGCAAACATGAAGTCAGCAGTCGCAGGCAAACCAAAAGATTCACTTGTGTCTTCAAGACCAATGTCCGTAGATACGAAACCTGATCTAGTGGTTTGTGTTGCCGACATAATTGGTAGATTTGTCTCAACTGCCAATCCTCTAAGTTCTTCTGCAATCGACTTAATGTACATATAAGAATTGACATTTGTTGCTCCTTTAAATCTACTACTGGCACATATATTCAGATAATCTATGAAGATAATATCTGGTTTAAAACTCTTCTTGATTGCAAGTTCCTTGATTAATCCTCGAAAGTGTGCAGAGTGTGCGGAGGCAGTCGGATACTCTTTTACAATCAACTTTCCACTGGTACTCTTGATGATCTTTTCTATCTTACTCTCAAACATCTGCTTGGGAAGATCATGTAAATCTTCCATACTGATGTTCATAAGGTTTGCATCTATACGTTCTGCAATACGTTCTTCCGCCATCTCTAGTGTAATGTATAAAACATTCTTACCTTGAGACATACAATTTGCAGCAACGTGACACATAAACAAACTCTTTCCGACACCAGTACCAGCCAATGCAATATTGAGAGTCTTTGGTGGTAGTCCACCCTTCGTTATTCGATTGAAGAACTCCAGATCAAAGGGAATCTTCTCTTCTATAGTGTGGTAATATTCAAATCGAGAGTCTGAATCAAGCAGATAATCGTGCCCGATATGATTATCAAACCCCACAGCAAGGGCCTCTGTAAGTATGCTCGGAATAGCTCCTGCATCTCTGTCTTTATCTTTTCCATCAATGATTCCAATACCTTCAACGATTGCATTATATACCGCCTTATCTTTACAGAACTTCTCAGTGGTATCTACAAGCCAATCAAAGTCTACATCTGTAGATTTCAATGTCTTGATAACCTCTACAACCTTATCATATTCTGTATCGTTTAAATCTCTTCTACCTTGAACCTCAATCTCTAATGATGTCTGTGTTGGTATCTTATTGTATTTATCAACAAACTTGGTAATCTCTTCAAATATGGTACGCTCTGTCTTGTCAGAGAAATAGTCCTTCTTGATAAAGGGTAGCACCTTACGTGCATACTGCTCATTTGTAACAAGTTGTGTAAGTGCTGTTCGTTCAATCGTTGTATTCAAAATTACTCGCCTCTAATTGCTCATCTAAAATTTCTACTAAAATGTCTCCTAAAGCGTTCTTAAAATCTTGTGATGATTCTAAGTCTTCTTCATCATGGCCATTATAATCTACAATATTGTATTTGAAAGACAGGGGCATATTGCCGTTCTCATCTTCTCCCTCAGGCACAGATACCTTTCCATACTGATAGATGACACCCTCATACTCACCATTTGTAAGCATTATAGAGGCCCACTTTTCCTTACCCCTCGACACGAATGTGTAATTCTCTGGCATCTATTATTCTCCTGACAAGAAATCTTCTAGATTTCCTATCTCTTTTGCTGCATACTTACCAATCAGTCTTTCACTCTTACCAGCTGTTCCTATAGTTGCAAGTCGATTGTCACAGTACGCCACACAACTAAAGCGTTCTCCTGTCCCTTGTATGGGAGTTACACCGTGTATTTCTCGACTATCTGCAATCACTACACTATTGTCTGGTGCGTCTATTGCAATGTCATATCTTGGAAATGTTAGATATGCACCACTATATTCTCCTTGACGAAAGACACACATGGTTGTCATACCAAACTCTGTATCTCCACTATCCACATGAGCAGCCATCTTAGTTGACTGTCCCGAATGATAACGATTCGCAGATAGAGTTGTAAAGATACCTATGCGATGCTCTGGTTTGATTGACTTTTCTGCAAAGATTTTTTGTTTGTTGTATACGATAGGGTTTGCATTTTCAAATGCAATCTCGTTGTATTTTGATATATCTCTTAGTATCTCAAACTCCTTGGGATGATCCTTTGTCCATCCAGAGGCGTCTATACCACCAGTAAACCTACCTCGCTTGTATCCTATCATCACACTATGGATTTCAGATGCATATGCAATCATACCCCAGCCACCTGACTTAGTACGAGTATAGTATGAGTTTGGTGTGCGTAATTTGTAATGTTCGCCTTCAATAAGTCCCTTCTTTCTCATCTCTTCATGGTCTATTGGGCCACTACAGTTTGCCCTCATGGTACTTGTGTCCTCTATAGTCGCAAGACAATTTCGTACTTCATCATCTGGATATACGTTTGTCATGATATATGCAAGAGGAACATCACTTCCATCAAGAGAAATGGTAGGCTTCATTAATGCTGTATTCTCAGTAACGTGAATTACTTTATCATAAGAGGACTCATCTAGAAACTTTCCGTTCCATTTGGAATAGGTTTCTTTCTCTCCGTGATCATTTTGTGCGAATAATCTTATCATGAAAAAAACTCCTCTAATCCTTCTTCTTTTTTCTGTCTTATCTCCACCTCTGGTAGCGTTGCTTGCGGTATATCATTGTTAAGATAATACTCTATAATCTCTTTGTTAATATGATAATGACCATGAGAGTGTTTGGGAAGGTCATCTGGCCAGTCTTTTGATATCTCCATGAGCATAGGATGTTTGAGTCCCTCTGCAATTGCTTTTGCAGAACTAGCTGCACCAACGAACAGTTTAGACCCAGCAATATATTGTGCAGTATCTAGACCATCTTTCACAGAAACACGTTGAGGTTTAAAACCATAACGATCACAGAACAAATCATACTCATTATCTAATCCAATAAATCCACAATCATAGTCTTTAAGAAGCGTGTAGTCAAAAAAGAATTTGGGATCGTGTTTTTCGTTATTCCAATCATGATATCTCTCTGTTAGATTTATAATGATGTCTGACTTATGAATAGGCTCTACATCCAACCACCGTTGATTAGGACGCCACATTTGTAGATCACGATGTTCATCAAGATCAATGTCACAGTTCATGTATTTAACGTGTTTTGACTTTAGACCCACGTTGGATATCTTCAGAGGGAATTGGTGCGTTCTCACTCCTGCCGCCATACAGTTGAGAGATATTAGATCACACCTTAGCATTAGACGATAAAAACTCTGGTAGTTAGAGAAGTCTATCGTAACTCCAGCTGGTGGTTTATCTGCTTGAATAACTTGACCAACATATGATTGTGACTCAAACAGACGTTTGAGATATTTTGCAACCTCTGGACGTTTGATGAAATAGGTACTCACACCGCCCCTTCTATGCACTGCTGGAAGAGAATATACAATGTCACCGATTTTTGCTGGATGAAAACAGCTTGTCATTTAGGTAAGTCCATTAAGTGTAACGATTCAAATATTCCTACTTTTATTTTCATTTGGGCATACAAGAGTTTTTATAGAGTTCCATAATATCCTTATATTGTTTTTCTACTAACGCATCATTAAAAAATTGGTCTGCATGTTTCTTTTCAATATCAGTTAAGTTATCCCTAAGAAAGTTTTTCATTTCTTTTTCACTAGTTACATAGAACCAATCAAAAGGATGCCTTATTATATTATTTTCTGCAACAGAAGTTTCTTTTTTACCTTTTAAATATGGTAATCCTTTTTTAGCTTGAGTGTGCCAACCAACACATCTAATAATTTTATTGATATTGACACTAGGATCAAGTTTGTTAAAAATAGAATATGATTCTAATAATTTTTTTATTTCCTCTAATCTTTGTACTGGCAAATCAGAGGGTTTTCCTACATACAATACAAAATCAACAAATTTATTTTCATTACAATATTTCTTAAACATATTAAACCAAGTAGTTTTCATTTCTCCACTTGATGAGTGATAAAGATTTGAATCTCTTTCTTTAAAATATTCGCCAGATTTTGGCAGCTCTCTATCTTCTGCAATATCATTTACGTTACCACTATAGATAATTTCATATCTTTTGTCTTTATTAGATTTTGCATAAAATTTATTTTTGACTTCGGTTCTAAATTTTCCACTTTTATCTTTTGTTAAAGTTTCAATTTCTTTTATCAACTGTTCTTCATTATCTAATTGATATAAATCAATTCCAAGAGAACCATCTTCAATACAATCCTCTATACATACCACAATATCGTCTGGACTATTTGGTTGTTTGTTTTCATTTGGTTTTTGTGTATTTGATATAGTTTTAACATAACGAAATGCTTTTTTATCAGAAAAATGTAATCTAATATAAGCCATCAATTCTGAAGATTGAAATGCTAGTTTTTCTGATTTTAATTTGTTTTGAGCTCTATCTCTTTTAAAACCAGCTAAAAGTTCATCTTCATTTATTTTTTCAGATTCATCCCATAAAGATTTATTTGTAATAAGTTGTAATTCACAACTTAAATCTAAATCGTATGACTTATATAATTGAATAATTCTATCAACATCATCTGGTGAAATTGAATACAATTTAGGTTGTAAGTCTGACTTTCTGTTAACATCATTTCTGTTACAGATTACAATTTCTGCTTTAGTTACACCTTGATAACCTAAAATATTATTATAATAACTTATTAATTCATTAAGATATTCTTGGTTGTATGCTTCTTCAATTTTTTCTTGATTTATTAGTAGTAGTTGTTTTGTCATAATGTTCCTTTCTAACGTACTATCCGTTTTTTAAATGAACTACTACCTATTAAAAAGATAACTTTTTTAGTGGTAATTCATTCTTTCACTATAGTATATATACTATATTAAAAAGGTATTAAAGTCAAGACCCTTTTAAATAAAAGCTTCTAATGTTCCAAAATTAGTATTATTTTTAAGTGAGATTGTTGAGTTAGATTTGTTATCACCAAAATCATAACCAAAAGATTTTGCACCATATTTTTCCATTTGCCAATCTGCATATCCATCAATAGGACAACCACCAAATAAAAATTTTAATTCATCATCTGTAGCAAGTCTTTCATCTCTATATAAAGTCAATTCATTTTTAAACAGAGAGACATTCTCATTTAGATACTTATATTTTTCTGACGTAATAATTGGTTCCTTACCTGAGCTTGGTGTATATTTTGATAAAGAATTATTAAGAGGGCCAGCAATTTCAACTTTCTTCATTGTAAACTTTAGACATTCCACAATTACATCTATATCAATAATATTAGTGTCCTTTTCCGTAAAATAACCATGTACCTTATCAAAGTAAAATTCACCAAATTCTTGTGGTGGGTTTATGTGATCTCCCTTTATCTGTTTTAACGATAATCCTATTGTGCTAGATGTGTAAAATAAAACATATTTCAGAAACACTGAATCTAATGGAGAACCAGCACCTACAGTCCCATAAAAAAGAGGTCTTGTCATTCCTCTCTTTTTGTTTGTCTTAATTACATCACTTCCTCTACCACCTTTATGACATGACAAGTCATAAGTCCACCTGTATTTTCTGTCCTCTACAAATTCGATTATGTTTTTTGCAAGGCCCTCCATTCTCTTAGTGGTTTGGTAGTCATAATCAATAATCATTTCTCTAGTTCCATATTATAAATTTATTACTATACACAAAGTACTACAACTGACGTTATTTGTCAAGAACCTTTTTGATTATTATATGGTTCCAGCACCTTCTCATAGATACTCTCTGCAAGATACTTCATCATCATAGGTGCAACCATCAATCCGATACGTGCCAGTTGTTCATTCAATGTACCTGTGTTGATATAGTCCTCTGGTAGCGTCATGATTCTTGCAGCTTCTTTTGTTGTATACACTCTATCCTCTTCTGGATGTAGATGCACTGCAAGTGATGTCATAAGTCCCTGTTCCGATAGAGTATGCGATGCTTGATTCCAAGGTACTCTTCTTGACTGATAGAATGAGTGTTTCTTTTCGGGTATACTTTTACCCCACTTTTTTCGATGTGCAATAACCTTATCATACCATGGCCCAACTACATCATCACCCACTGATACAACTTTATCTGGATTCTTTGGTAATCTCTTTAGCCACTTATACTTTGCACCCTTCTTCATGGATTCGCATAATTCTACTGCTTCGTGAGAGTTCTCATTGTCAAGTCTTAGATCACCGATTGCATTTTCTATAGTTGGTTGTTCATCTGCACCTTCTGGAAATATAGAATTGATTGTCATCCAAGGCATACCGATATCATCCATTACATCATTGCGTACTGACACGATAAACACACGCTGTCTCTTTTGTGGTACTCCAAAGTGTATACCATTCAGTACCTTATACGTAGTGGTATATCCTTCTTTCTCAAAGTCCTCACACATACGATCTAGATGTTGCTTTGCATAATCCATTGTTAGACCTTTAACATTCTCGCATATAACAACCTTAGGCTTCATTTCTCCTGTGATGCGAATCATCTCCCATGTCAGGTCTTCGATGTTCTGTTGCTTCATACCGTATGCAACTTTCTCTTTGTTCCAACCTTTCTGTTTTGTACCACTCATAGAGAAGGGCGGACATGGTGGGGAACCATCAAGAATGTCCAGCTCTCCTACCTTGAGTCCTGTCATCTCCATAATCTGTTGTCCAGTAACATTCTTGATATCACCGCATATGTGAGGAGTGTCTGGCCAGTTTGCCAGATATGTATTGACTGCGACCTGTTGAAACTCATTGACAAAACGACAATCACCACCAGCCAGTTTATAACCAGCAGATGAACCACCACCGCCTGCAAAGAATGAAATGTATGTGAACCTTTTACGATTTGCAGATTGTTTCAGTTCGTCTAATGTGTATCGTTTGTATCTCATGCCCATTCACCTACCTTAATTGCACTTGAAATGGGAACTTCTCTAAGTTTTTCCCACATTTTTTTCTGTTTAAACCATTTCTTTATTATAGGGTATTGACTTTCTATTTCTCTAGTTGTCACAATACCGTTTTTGTGATTTGCACTAAAAGTAATATTAATATAAGGATATGGTGTATTAATCCAATACTTTTCTTTTCTTTCTAGACGGTGGCACCACTTATAAAAACTGGGCCATTCATCTTTCCATGAAAAGAAAACATCTACTTCTACAAGACAAACAATATTTTTATTTTTATCCACTATTGCCATATCAACTGCACATTCTCCAAGTGGGTCATCAATCTCATTATATGGCCCATTATTAAAAGATTTCAATTGACAATAATCTACAATAAAATCTCTTAGAGTAGAATTTTTTCCCCTAACCATTTTGCGAAATGCATCACGTTCTAGTTTATCATCATAACCACGTTTTGCAAATTGTTTAACATAATTCATCCAAAAAAGTCCTCTAATGTTCCTTGTGTTCCGTAACTGCTGTCAATCAACCAATTCATCTTTTCTACAATAAAGTTTAGTGGTTGAACAAAACTCTTATTGAATTGTTCATCATAGTCTATATTACTCAAAATGTCAAGTTCCTTTGGAAATTCTGCTGGAAAAGAAAATGCACTTGCAGTATAGATGTTTGGTTGTTTAAGATTTATAAACTTAATCTTGTCACCCTCTTGAATAAATGGATACTTGTTCTCTAGTTTATGTTTCTTAATCAGGTGATTGTAAAGTATGGCTCCCTTGACATGGATAGGAGCGCCCTTTGCAAACAAAGATGACTCACCACTGAACTTCTTTATACCGTTACAACTTCTAGGAAATGCAATCTCTTCTGGTGACAACTTCATAAACTCCTCACGAAACTCCTGTATAAAGGTATTTAGCATTTTCTCATCCCCTGTCATTAGGATATTCATTGCACCTTTAATCTTGTCTCTACATGGAGCAGGAGTTGAACTCTTGACTGCTTCGATACCCATCATCTTGAGTTTAGGTTTCTTATACCTTACACCTTCGATGTCCCAGCAGTTGAGGATGTATCGTTTCTTCGCAGTCCATATACCCTTGTCTGCAATCACCTCTCGTTTCATGACCATCTTCTGGTCATATGCATTTACGACTTTAGCGAGGGCTCGATAAGATTTATCAATAAATGGTTCAATTTTATCAGTGGCAATTTTATCCAGAAAATTGACGATGGTTTCTGGAGATGGATTTCTATCCTTAAAAGATTTAGATACAAGCGTATCAAAAGTAATGTACACAGAGTCCGTGTCTGATGCAATAACATAATCCTTTTTATTCGTCCCGATAATATTGTTGAGATATACGTTAAGAGCCCTCTCAATCCATCGTATAGATAACTGACCACTCGTTGTAATACCTTCAGCGTTTCGTAGATCAAAGTACCGAAACCAGTTATTCCCGATAGCACCATACGCACTATTAAGGGATATCTTTTTTGCCAACTGAATGTTTTTATACCTTGAGATATACTTGAGATACTTTGGGTCTTTAGTATCCTCATAGTCCTGTTGAGCTTGTAACATAAGTTTTTTATATTTGACACGATCATTATAGATAGTCTCCATTAATTCTGGAAGAAACCCACGTTTATCTTTTCTAAAAAATGCACCATTAGGCGTCATACAATATTTTGTGGTGTTCTTTATCTTACCATTCAGAATCTTATCAACCATATCATCAGGCACTTTCTCATTAGATGGTATAAGTGTCTCTGGTGAAATGTTGTACTGCATGATAAGATGTGGATATAGTGAGTTTAAGTCAAACGACATGACCCATTTGTGCATACCCACTTGAGGGTCTTTTACATATGCACCCTCAAACTTATCAAACTTCTCTGCTGGTTTCTTTTGCGGTATAACTATGTTCTTTTCCTTGAGATAGTTATAGATAAGAACATCCCAGTATCGAACAGCACCAAGAACGTCAGTGTAGTTTACCTTTGCATCATAAGCCATTGTAAGACATAGTTCAATCAACTTCATCTTATCTTCTAGCTTATCAACAATCTCAACGTCTTGAATGTTGTATTCAATGAACGATTGAAAATCTTTCTGATACCACTCACTAAACGTGTTATAAGGATTACCGTCTTTACTCTCGCCAAGTTCAACCTTTGCAATGTGATCTAGACGATAGGATTCTTGTGCGCTATATGTAAACTTTTTATACAGGTCAAGATAATCAAGAGCTGCAACACCCTGTATATTATAAGTTTGATGATTACGGCCCATCTTGTAAACTTCTCGTTTTTGAACACTACCCCAAGGAGAGAGGCGTTTCAGTTCTTCCTCACCAAACAATTTGATGATACGATTACATACATAGGTAATATCAAAGAACTCTGAGCTCCAGCCGGTCACAATGTCTGGCTGATGTTTCTCCCAAAATATAAGAAACTCTTTGAAGAGATGGACTTCACTTTCACATTCGACATAGGTAACGTCATCACGATCTGTTTCAAACTTACCAACACCCCACACTACGATTCTTTTACTCTGGTGATTTTTGATTGTAATAGACAACATCTCTTCATCAGCTGACTTGGGGTCTGGAAATCCGTTGGAGCATTTTACTTCTATATCAATAGTAACAATAAGTATATTATCCAAGTCCCAATTGACATCACCAGTATAGGTATCAGAAATATAATTATATGCAAATGATGTGTTGCCATATATAGTCTCAAGCTGATTTTTTTTAAGGTCAACGTGTTCTTTTGCGTCTTTGATTGAATCAAATTCTATGGGTAAGACAGGAGCTCCGTCCAATGTCTTATATCCTGTCTCTTGTTGTACAGGAGAGTATAGAGTAGGACGGTATCGGACTTTAAAATTCTGGCGTTGTCCATCAATCACAGCACGACAAAATAATTGGTTCCCCCATTGGAGAACATTTGTATAAAAATTCATATATAAACTATAACACCTTTAGGGTTAAATGTCAATTCTCTTTTAATCACGTTGCAGGCTGTCGATTTCATCCATCAGAAACTTTTAAACCAATTTTTAATTCTTTGAAATAATGATGGTTTAAAAATATGAGCGTAGTTCTCTTCGTATTTCTTACTACGTTTTGGTTTAAATTCACTAATACTCATTATTTTTCACTTTCCTCTGGTAATTCACATAGCTCTCTATTTTTGATATGTTGCTCTTCAATGTCCTCTTTGGATTGGCCGTGGTATTCAACTGCAAGATGCTCTCTTATCATGATATCACCAAGATGCATTTGACTATCTGTAACTCTGTCGTGTACTAAAAACTTACCCAGAATACGACCAAACTTGCCAGTTCCATCTTTCTCTGTCTGTAGTGTTTGCACACTATCCACTGGTAGATAGTTCTTAACAAATTCCTTTGCAAGATTGCCATACACCTTTTCTACTTTGTCACTTGTACGACTCTCTGGAGTGTCGATACCAAGAACACGAACACGTTCCTTTCTCATCCACACACCAAACCCCAAGTCAATATCAACGTCTACTGTATCACCGTCTATTACTCTTAGTATTGTACATTTGTAAGTATGCATTAGCCTCCCCAAATATCATCGTATCGTACCCCACCGTCCTTGTCTTTGTAAAGATCACGATGAGTCACTATGTTACCGCTTTTAAACATTTTGAATGTAAAAAATAATCCCATAAGAATTAATACGTGCGCTATGATAGAAGGCCCTAAAAGAATCATCCATCCTGTCCAAAGAGAGAACAATATGCACCACATAATAGAAAGATAGGTCATGACTTGAAACTGAACTGTCTTTGGTAAGTTTCTCAATGGATTCTTTTCAGCGTTCATCATGCTGTCCCATGTTTCTCTAATCATTTTATTGATTCTCCCATACTGCATTTTCTCTCATGGGATTAGCAGGGTCAATACCCATCCAATTACTCCACTCGTCATAGAAATGTCTCATTCCAATTTCATCATGAATAGTTTCATCTTCGTGTCTACCATGCAGTATGTGACGATGTTCTTGGCCTGGCTTCATACTTGCACCTTGACCAGTAATACCCAGAAGGTCTTCGTGTAGATTACGACCCATTGGCCCCCAGATTGTATTATGATGTTCAATACGAGTTTTACGTTCCAGTTCAGTATCCTTTTTAAGACCAAATCCACGAAACTCAATCATGACCTTATTTGGCCCAAGTGGCGTAACAACGTCTGTACGCAACGCACTTCCTCGTAAATTAAAATTCATGCCAGGAAATAGGTCAATCATATACCACTGGTTTGGTGGTAGGTGTGGAAATGAAAGTTCTTCTCTCGACTCTCCTAACTCAAACTCACCATATTGTACTTCAAAACTGCCCACGTTTACATGACCATTCTCAAACCCAGTACACTTACGTGCAAAGTACTCATCGTTGAAACCAGTTACACGATTGAAGTAGTGCATATAGTCGTGGTAAAATTCGCTGTTAGTATCGTGCCAAAGTTTATAGTTGCTGTCGATGATTGCTTTGTGGTAATGAAATACTTCCAATGGTTCTGTGTCGAGTGCTGGACGAATAACATCAAATGCACCAGCTGCCCAACCTTCAACATCTTGAGTTGGTTTTGTATTCAGTGTGACCCATACCATTCCACCGAACTTAACTTCACAAGGTAGCTCTGGACAATTCCAATGGTCATATCCACCGTCACTTTCTAAGTTACCACTAGGAGGCATGGATTGAAAGTTGTGTTCAAACGCAACAATTTTATCCTTATCACGAATCATTGCTACTTTAGAACCAGCGATACTGGAAGTTCTAAAGTCTAGATGGTTCTCTAGTTCTGATTCATGACAGAGAGGTATCCAACATTTTTTGAAAATCTTTTCTTGCTCTTGATTAAAGATATTCCAATCACTATAAATGCGACTATCTACATATTCTATTGATGGTTCTGCCAACCATTGTGTGTGTTTCCTTGCGGGCATTTTATCGTTCTCCTTGCCAAAGTAATTTGTATCCTAATTCTTTAGTATCATCACAATACTCCATTAAGTTAGAAAATGCTTCTTTAAATTTATCATCTCTATGACTCTTCTCATGGGACTCAAAAGATTTCCAATACGTAACTATTGCGATGTGATTTCCTTCATTACCATGCTCACCTACTGTACCCTCTTCTGAAATAAACCCCTCGTACTGAAATACTTGACCAGCAATGAAATCTGAATAAGTCTCCTTTACAAGAGAACACATTTCAGCGATGGCAAACTCTACATCATCAAAGTCTATATCATCCTTTAGTTTTGCAACATTATATAACATAACGGACTCATATGGTACAGTTATCTTATCAAACATTATTTAATCTCCCTACAATACGGAATATTTAGGAAATTCCAAGAATAGGTTTTACAATCCATCTCTATTAATTTATCTACCAGTTCTTCCTTTGTGAGACATGGTGGCCATCCTATTGCTACTCTGCCCCACTGACAATCTCTTTGGAGTGCCATAGATGCACCGTTCTCTGATAATGTTTTTCCCGTAACATCAGCAGAAACAAGATCACCAACAGTACTTGCAGCTGAAAATTGCCACGGAAGTCCTATAAAAGTACAACCATTAAGGAAGACTGATAACACAACTATAAAGATTCGGAGTTGATTCATGTTGGCCATAGTCTTTATTCACACGTTCATTTAATTTGTCATAATTTTTTACGACAAATTCTTTACAAGATAATTCTGATTTAAATTTATAGTTAGAAAGAACTTCCTCAGAAGGAACTCCACTGTTTATTGTTAGTAGAACTATGATAAACCATACCATACATTATACACCAAAACTCTCGCCGCAACCGCAACTACTTTTACTGGACGGATTTTTTACAGCAAGATATGAGCCTCCAAGCTCAGTAACATAGTCAATTTCACTTCCTAAAATATACATCTCTGCCAATGGATCAACCACTAAAACTTCCTCAATGGGATCAGACCATTGTACGTCTGGATGATCAGTCATTAGACCCCAAACATATTGGAACCCAGAACATCCACCACCCTTAACGGCAAGAGATACTTTGTCACCGTTCATGAGAACACTCTTCATATAGCTTTTTGCTTTGTCTGTTAATGTGACCATATTATTATTTAGGAAAAATTATTCTCCTCGTTCGCCTTTCCTTGTCATATATGATAAAACATTAGACCAATAGTAGTAGGCCCAAGTGTGTTCTTTACACTTTTTTACGGCACTTCTCACGCTACCTATACGTTTCAGCGTTAAGTCTTTCATTTTGAATTTGTTCCATTCGTTCAACAATGTTCATAAAAATAGAAAAAAACTGTTCCATCTTATCCGTTTGTGCAACAGTTGGAACACAAAGAGTCTTTGCATCCTTGTCTTGTTCCATGATAGCAACTCTTGCTTCGAGACACTCATCCATAGACGGCATCTCGACTTCATATCCACCCATACCACCACTGATGGCAGAGACAATTAACAACGCTTTCATCATTACACTTTACTCCTTAAATTGAGGCTGCGACTAGGAATAGAAGAAAGAATCCTATTCCCATAACCAAAAGAATATATTGATCAAAAATGTTCATTATGCAGCTTCCTTATATTTGTCATACCAGTATTTTGATGAACTACGTAGTTCATTGTTTGATTCCCGAATGTACTCCAGTACATCCTTGGCAATATTGGATTGTGTTTTAGCCCAAGTGTCACCACGATCAGATATTTGTTCAAGTAACTCTTGAACATAGTCAATTGACGGGCAAGTAAAGCCAGGCACTTTTGGTGCAGACAATTTTGCGTTATCAATTTTTACACATTTTGCAGATTTTCTCATACTTTTTCCCATCCAAAATCAGCACATTTGTACTTAGTTTCACCAATTAAAACCATGTCACCTACAGACGTTGACCTACACCCCTCATTAGGAAACATAGACGTAACACCTTCATTGTTCCACCAAGCATCATTGATAGAGTTGGTCTTCATGAAAGCACACTCTAACTTGTCCGTATCTGTCCAAGACTTCTCAACATCAACAAACGCAACTACATGAGGTTTCTCACCAAACGCAGCGTGAATTACTGACACTTTCTCTGTCGTAAGAGTTTTCATCAGAGCTTCTGTTTTCTTATTAAGCATAATAACCTTCTTCTGTGTAATAACCAATACGTGAACCATTTACACTAGGAGCGGAGTCAATCTTACTCAGCAAAATCCAAGTATTAGAACCATTGTCCCAATTGACCTTGACTTCTTCAACACTAGGCCCAACACCAACATCGAAAGACTGAATGGTGACAACTTCACCATTATAGAGTTCAGTATAACCACCGAAATCACCGATAATTTTTGTTCCAATTTTAATCATAATTTTCTCTCTCTCTTGATTATATTACTAGTATA